ATGCCAAACCCAGTAAAAGTTTTAGCACAAGGGAACAACAGTACCTTACTGCTAACGCACAGCCCAGCGACAGTGGGCATTTCAAAAATTTTTCTAAAAAAATTGCAACATCAGAAAAATGTTGTACATTTGCCCCGTCACATTCATTTAACATCGGGGCGAACCCATTTAGATTTTATCTTATTGGATATAAACGCTCAGGCGTGGTGTATTTCCGTTCTAATAGCTCCGCTGTTAGTGAGTGTGACAACTTTGGAAGCATCACGCTTTCTTTATTTGTTAACTTTTTAAAATTTTTTACAAATGTCACACTCGGTAAAAAATTCAACTGCTCAAGAAGTACAGTATTTAGCAGTAGACGCAAGCCCAGCGACACCAGGGCAAACCTACACCTTAGAAGATTTAATCTTTATTTCAGAAAAGCTCAACGCCAAATATTTTCGGGTTTCCACTCGGAAAGAAGGCATCAATATTGTTTTGGGCATAGACAAGAAAAAAGCATTTTTCGGTCGTGCTGCCTCTTTTCAAGATGCCTTTCGGACCTTATTAGAACATTTGAGCCGAAATGGGATTACCATTACTTTTCCAGAAGAGCTAGCTTCAGCTTAGAACTAATCAACTTTAACTATAACGCTATCCCCACATCATATTTTTTTGGTGTGGTGTGGGGATTTTTTACCTAAAAAATAATAACAATGAGTAATAATTCTCTACAAATAGCCGCAGAAAAAATACTAGACGCTACCGATGGTGGTCTAGACATCATACTTCAGCTTTATCCACAAGCTGATACCAGAAAAAATTTTAGAGTTCGCCACGATGACAAAACGCCATCAGCTAACCTAAAATTCAACAAAGATCTCCGCCGTTGGAAGATGACAGATTTTGGTGGTACTATTAGAAATGAAGATGCCTTTGGGTTATATGCTTTGGAGAATAATATCGCCTACTATGAAGCGATACTTGAGATTGGGCGAGAGCTGCAAAACTCCAGAGGTATCCAAATATTTGAAGACACTCGTGAGTTCTACAAATATGAATTCCGCGAGTACGATTTAGATGACTGCCCTTACGAACTAAACGAAAAAAAGTTCCACTATATCGAGAAAGAATTTTCCGAATATGAGCTGGAGCTTCTCGGACCTTTTGTAACGAAAGAAGACTGCGAGAAAGTGAATTTGGTGTCGCTTTCAGAGTATTCTTATTTCAACGAAACCAAGGGGAAAGTCTTCCGATTTATAGCTACGGACAAGTTTCCGATAATGGCTTTTATAAACAAAGACAAAGCCCTCGGCGAGTGGCTAAAAATCTACATGCCAAAAGGTTCTAAAAAATATTCTGACGACGGCAAAGACCGCCGCTTCCGCTATGTAGGCGGTCGCCCTAGCAGGTATGTTTTTGGGTTAGATTATTTGAGAGAAATCTATAAAGAGGGACAAGCAAAGGCAATGGACGATTATGCTCGTGCTAAGGAATTACTTCCATCAGAAGTTTCGGAAAGTGATGTGGATTTCAAACTCGATGAAATTTGCATTGCGACTGGAGGCTCAGATGGTCTTAATATGCTCTCTATGGGCAAATTTGCCATTTGGATGAATTCGGAAACCGAAAAGCCAGACCAATGGCTTATGGATGAGTTATTCCGTATGGCTAAAAATGTAGTTCATTTTCCAGATACAGATATTACTGGTAAAAGAGAGGGCAAGGCTTTAGCTTTAGAGTTCTTGGAGATGAAAACGGTTTGGCTAGACAAATATTTTACCAGGAACAGCCAAAAGGATTTCAAAGACTACATGAGGGCTAACCAAAGGCAGCCTAAAGGAAAGGTAATCCGAGAGGTAAATAAAATGATAGATGCAGCTATGCCTGCCCAATTTTGGGAGGTATCTATTTCTGATAAAGGTAGAACCACTTACAACTTCCATCATATGTTTGGGTTTTATTTTTTAAGACTAAATGGTTTTTGTAGGATAGATGATCCTGCTAAGAAGGACGGCTACTACTTTGCACAAGTTGATAACTCAATTGTCAAAGAGCTTAAAAACACACAGCCTATTAAGGATTATTTTAAGAATTTTTTATTGGCTAAACAGCACGAGCTTGGAGTAAGAAAAATACCTTATGCCCTTCTGAATATGCTTATAACATCTCAGAAGCTGAACGATAGTCATCTAGCAGGTATGCATAACCGTACTCTAGATTTTACAGATTTTACAAGAGATAGCCAAACTTTTTTCCTTGGCAATCGCATTTTTAAAATCACAAAAAATGCAATTACTGAAGAAAAAGATTTCCCAAATTATGTTTTGGAATCTCAACTTATAAATAACCTCATAAAAGAGGAAACCGATTATCTTATAGACGACTATGAGATAAAAAAATTCATCATTGATGGACCTTATTTCTCTATTACAAAAGTAGGCGACAAATACTACGACATAAAGATAAAGAACAATGATTGCGAGTTTCTAAACTACCTCATTCATACTTCTAGAGTGCATTGGGAGAAGGAAAAAAAGGCTTACGCTGATGCAGGTTATTCTGAAGCTGATTTTTACGAAAAATCAAAATTCAAAATAACAAGTGAGTATCTCTCAGATAAAGAGAACGATGAGCAAAAGCAACATCTAATCAATAAGATATTTGCTTTTGGCTATGCAGCTCATAGGTTCAAAGATCCTACCCGACCTTGGGTGATTTTTGCAGCTGATAACGCCGTAATAGAAGATGATGTTGCAGAAGGTGGTGCAGGTAAATCTTTATTTTTTGAAGCAATGCGTTTCTTTATGAACCGCCACGATATAGATGGTAAAGGAGATGTAGAAAATGACAAGTTCTTATTTGAAGGTGTGAATCAGCACACGGATTTCATTCTGTTTGATGATGTCCGCAGGAGCTTCAACCTGGAGAGTTTCTTCTCTGTAATAACCTCTAAATTAACCGTAAATGAGAAGTTTGAGGCTAAGGTTAATTTGGCTTATAGAAACTCTCCAAAGTTTGGGGTTTCCACCAATTACTCCATAAAAGACCAAAGAGGTTCTTCTACCAGAAGGCGTTTGGTAATGGGGTTCTCAGATTATTATCATGCCTCCAATGACGAGCGTGAGAAAAGAGACCCTAAAGATGATTTTGGGCATTCTATGTTTTTAGATTGGGGTACTGCCCAATGGTTCAAATTCATCAACTTTGTTTTTCAAGCGTGTCGTTTCTATCTATCTACTGACGAAAAGATAGAAGCTCCGAGTGAGAATATCGTTATGAGAGCTTACCTCTCAGAGATGGGACAATGGTTTGTAGAATGGGCAGATGCCTATATTCCAAGCATACTAGATAAGTATGTTGTGAAAGATGAAGTGCTAGAAGCTGCACAGTCATATAATGCCAAATTCCTAAGCAATATGACCTCAAATACTTTCAAGAAAAAGTGCAAGTTATATGCGAAAGCCTTTGGCTATGAGTTTGAAGATAGAAAAATCATTGAAATTCCTGTAAAAGATGCACACGGTAATGAGGTTAATGAAAATGGAAGAGTCAAGAAAAAATCTACAGAACACATTAAGTTTACTAAAATTAAAAACTTAGAACCTCAAGAAGTAGAAGAACCCGAAACCTTTTTATAATCATGAATATAGAAAAGAGAGAATACCCTCCTTATAAAGAGGATATTAAGAGAGAGTTTGGCTATGTATCATTTAATTGTCTATTGGCTAATTTAGATATAATCGGTGTTAGAAGCAATAGAACTTTTGAAATCATTTCTGTTTTTTACAGAGGCAATATTAAGGTGGGATATATGTATGAATATAAAAATATTCCCGAAGAGGAAATTTTCAAATTCTACAACTCTATCCCAGAGAGGTCTAACGACCTCAAAGCCTGGGCTGATAAACTGGGCGATAAAATCACCATAATTGAACCTCCAAAAGATAATTATGTTTTTGTAAATGATAGAGAGGTGAGTTTAGTTAAAAGTAAAAAAATAAATCATGATAATAAACGAAAAACTGAATGCAATAACGGATAATATCAGATATGAATTTCCAAGACTTGTAGACAAAGAACCAATGCTGACAGATGTTTTAGAATGGTTAAGTCTTCTTAAAGAAGTAAGTTTATGTTATTTAGACCATCGAGTTATTTTCGTTCAAACAAAATCAGACAAATTTTACTTTCAAGAGATAGACATCACAAAACCTTACCTCAAAGATCAGTCTAATGAAGTAATAAAATTTCTATATAAATTCACTAAAAATGAAACTACCCAACGATATTAGCCGATGTGCTAATAATAATTGTCTATTAAAAGAGCAATGCCTAAGATGGCTAGATACTGGCGATAGATTTGGTCCATTATCATTATTTAAGCCTAAAAACGGCAAGTGCGAAAATTTAATTCACAAACAATAAATAATTATGAAAGTAACAAAAACCACCCAAGAAGAAATATCTAAGTTAAACTTACTACTCAATGAAATTGAGTGGCTTTCAAAAGATTTTCGTTCAGGAATGGACTTATCGTCCATAGACTGGGAAAGTTATGAAATCCTAAATAAATTACCTAGAGATAGTGAGCAAAGGTTTTTAGAAATCCTTTGTCATAAAATAGCAGGAAATCATTTTCAAAGAGTTTTAACGAACTGTTCCGTTTTATTAGAAAATTGTGCAGATAAAAACGAAAGAACTCTAGAATTCAATCCAGAAATAAAACTAGGGTTTGAAGCCGTGGAACTGTTAAAAGAAATCCACGGACATATTAAAAATAAAGATATTTTTAGTTCGGAAATAAATGAAAAACTAGACGCTTTAATAAACGAACAAAATCAAAAAAAATAATGCAATGAACAAAGTAGTTTACAAATATCCACTACTTGTACAAGGTGTACAATTCGTTTCACTTCCAAAAGGAGCAGAAATATTGTCTGTACAGGAACAACATGGAATCCCCTGCTTATGGGCTTTGGTAAATCCATTAGCCGAAAAAGAAGATGTTAGAATTCTAACATCTAGCACAGGAGAAGTGTTTAATACTAAAAATCTTAAATACATTGGTACTTATCAGTTACCTGGTAATGGTTTTGTGGGGCATTTGTTCAAATACTTAGACTAACAAATAAATAATTTAACAATATAAATTTATAATTATGATAGATATAGGAGTCAATCTAATGGTAGCGATAATTTTTGTGGCATACTTTTGTGCAAAGATAATTATTGAAAAACGAAAAAAATAAAGCATAAAAATGGAAATTAACCACAGGCTAAAGTTCGTTATTGGAACTTTTAATACGGTAGAAGGTCAGCTTATAGCTGTATCGGATAAGTACAATGAAGTATCAATATGTTTCAAAGCAAACATGAATATTCCCTTTGCAACTGTAAAACTTCATTCTGAAGATACATTTGGAGAAGCTAAACTTGTAGCAGACGATGCGTACAACCTAGCAAAAGAAATATGCAGGAGATTTAATGAATTTCCTGCAGAATTAAAACGGTAGTTTGCCCTTACTACTTAAAGCAAACATAAAAACTCGCCGCCAGTTTCCTGGCGGCTTCCTTATTAAATAAAGGGAGCGGTCGCTTCTCAACAACCCACTTATCCCCTCTCTACCCCTAATAATATAAAAAAAAGTGTAATTCTGTAAGTCTAAGGGCGATTTGTGTAAATCTATTTGATTTATAAATACTTATATACTTACACTTTTTTACTATAAAAGTGTAAGGAAAATAAAACTTACAGAAATAACTGTAAGAAAATAGCCACTTACACAACTTACAAAACAGGTAAAATAGGACTTACACTTTTAAAAATAACTCCAAAACCGCTCCCAATAGGCGACTTACAGAATTACACTTTTACTCCCTACTCTAGGACTTGGTAAGTTCTATTTTTTGTCTTAAAATCCTCTGATGATTATTACTATTTTTGTGTAAAAATAAAGCATAGATGTACCTAGAAATTAAAATTCCCGTAACTAGAGCTATTAAGCAGTTTTTGATCTTTAAGTATGGAGAAGTATTTAAAGTGAATAAAACAGACTGGCTTGGCATCATTATAACTTCCATTCTAAATAAGAAAAGAAGTTACAGTTATTATAAACCAGAAAGCTCAAAATACCTAGTTACGGATGATTACTACACTATTTCTTTAAGTCAATCAGCCTTTGATAAGGAAGGAATTCTCATAGAAGATGAACATCTAAGACTTATTTCTAGAGCTTTAGAAAAGCTATTCAGAGAGCATTTATTTGAACAAGCTATTCTATGCAAAAAGCTATACCAACTAAAATACAAAGACACCATTATAAATATTTTAGAATTTTACGGCATTCAAGATACCGATGGATACTATGATGCTATCCATAGGGACTTTATGCGTAAAAAGAAAAATATTATTGAAAAAATGAATAAAAAACATTCAAAAATTGCACACGGAAATGGTTATTAAAAATACTCCAGATAACATCTTTAGAGAAATCCGAAATGTAGAAATTTACAGAGCTTCAGATGTAAAATTTACCGATATTATTTCTAGGAGTACCATTAATGCCGTGCCTTTGATTGTAATGGAAAGCATTATTCCTGAAGACTTTAATAAAAATATCAAAAAAAAATACACGGCAGATAACGAATACTATGATATAGATATCAATTATAGCTTATATACGGATTCTGACAATTTAAACAGTTTAAGTGAACTATTGGGCAAAAGAAAGTTTGCTATAAAACTAATTACCAATGTAGATAAATTATGGCTTGGAAATGACCGAGAGCCACTCACAATAGATTTACAAGACGGCAATAAAGATGATAATTCTGGAAACGACAAGCACGAAGTTTCTATCTATGGCACTACGATACTAAAGCCAAGCTATGTCCTTTAATTAGCGATATACCTATCTTATGTTTGCCAGACAAATCCGTGATATGTCTGGAATAAACAGTTTTTTCAATGTTCCTCTTGCCATAGATAAAACCTACCTTAATGAGGTTTTAGCTCATATGTTTGTGGAACTTTCTTTTTTGAAAAACCAAAATATAACGGCTCTTACCAAAGAGAAAGAAAAAATTTATCTAGAGGAATTGCAATCTCAAGGAGAATGCAGAGGCGACAGTAAGTTTCCTGTTGTTGTAAATATAATAGGTCCTATTGTCAAATACTCAAGCTGGTCCTATTTAGGAACTCAGTTTTACGGAAAATTGCTTAAATCTCTGGATGCTAACCCTAATATTTCTGGTATTGTACTCAATATAGACTCTGGCGGCGGTATGGTATCTGGCACAGCAGAACTAACCAATATCATCAAAAACTTAGAAAAACCTACTATTTCTTATACAAGCGGTTACCAATGTTCCGCTGCTCAAGATATAGCAAGTGGCTGTGATTACCACATGGCAAGTCCTTACGCTGACTTAATCGGTTCGATAGGAACAATGCTTTCCTATCAAGATTTCTCTGCTATGTTTGAGAAATGGGGAGCTAAAATATACGAGCTGTATGCTCCACAATCTACGGAGAAAAACCAAGAAATAAGAGAATTGATGAAAGGCAATGAAGCTCTCTACTCCGAAAGGCTAAAGCAATTGACAGATGATTTCATCTCTAGGATTAAGTCCAACTATGGAGAGAAGCTAAAGGACGATAATCATGTATTTAAAGGTAAAACATACACGCCTCAAGAAGCCTTAAAAATAGGTTTGATAGACGAACTAGGCACATTAGAAGATGCATTAATCAAATTTTAAAAATATGAAATTCAAAAAATTAACCGCTTTATTAGGCTTAAGTCAAATTACTCTGAATGCAGGGTTCTTTGGCAATAAAAAGTCATTTGCGAAACTAGATGAAGATCAGCTTCAAACCATAGAAGAGGCTTTAGAAGAAAAAGACACCTCTGATTTGGAGCAACAGCTATCCGACAGCCAAGCCACTATAAAAAATGTAGAAAATGCCCTGGAGCAAGCCCTTAACATTGCAGGTGTAGAAGCTGGAGCTGATATGATTGCTTCTATTGTGGCTCTTGGCGAAAAATGCAAGGAATATGGCAAATCCACAAATCGCCACACATTTGCTGAGAATACAGGAGTAGATGAGGAAGCTGATGGTCTTATAGAAGGCTACCTTGATCCTAACGATGAACACAATCAACTTTTAAAACAAATCACCCATGGCAAATAAAACCTTAAATATCGAACAAATCAGAAATGAATTACTCCGCTATATAGCTGCTAACCCTAGAGCGATTCAATCAGCTATAATGTCAAGCGAAGTTTTCATTAATAGGTACACTAAAACCGTAACCAAAGTAAAGGGGCATTATCCTAGCATTCAAATGCTAATGAGTAATGTAGTTCAAATTTTTGAATCTAAAAAATTTACTCCATACGGTGGAATTACTTTCTTAAATAAAAACTTAACCAACTTTCATCAAAAAATAGATTTCGAGCTTGATCCATCAGAAATTTTAGGAACATATTTGGAAGATACATATGAAGAGAGTAAAAAGGCAGACCAAAAATCCATTTCTAAAAGTGCCATTGAATTGTTGATTAAAAAGACTATTGATGATGTCAATACTCTTTCAATAACAGGTAAATATGACGCTTCTAAAAAAGGAGCAGATAAGCCTGTATTTGGAACGGCTATGGATGGTCTGAATGAAATCCATAAAAAAATAGCTAAGGATACAGATAATCCAGCATTTCTAATTCCTGGAGATGCTGTTACCCAATCTAATATCTTAGATGTAGTGACTAAATATGAAAAACAACTTCCAGAATTAGCAAAGCCTAAAGTGAAAGTTTTATTCATGAATTCTACAGATTTAGAAGATTATACATTAGCGTACGAGGATAGATTTGGACAAAATAAATTCCAAGATAATGCTAGTAGAACACGCCTTGGTAAAAGATTAATAGTTGGTCTTCCTAATCTTACTCAGGGAACTATTGTTTCCACAGTAGATAACAATTTACTGAAGCTGATTGATGAAATAGATAACCCTGCTACTATTTCAGATATTCAGATTCATGATCGTATTTTGAGAGTCTATGGCGAGTTTAATCTTGGCTACGACTATGCTATAAATCAGCTAGTGTATATGCACACTGCTGACGGCTCTAAAAATAGAGGGCTTAACAACAGAGAACAAAACGAACTCATCTATCCTAATGAAAGAGGATTAGTTGCTTAATCAAAATTACTAATATGGCAAAACAACAAAAACCAACTCCATCGGCTGAAACTCCAGCCGATGGGTTAATAGAAAACAAAGAAGATCTAACTTCTATAAAGAATGATCTTGAAGCGAGAGAAGCGAATGTAACCGCTAGAGAAAATGCGATTGCTGAAAGGGAGAATAAAGTATCCACTAGGGAGAATGATCTCGAAGCTAGAGAAGCGAATGTAACCGCTAGAGAAAATGCAATTGCTGAAAGGGAGAATGAAGTATCCACTAGGGAGAATGATCTCGAAGCTAGAGAAGCGAGTGTAAATGCTAGAGAAAATGCAATTGCTCAAAATCCAAAATCTGAAAAACCAAAACTAGGTAAAAAATTTGATTTTGGAGGTAGCACTTACCAATTTACAGAAGATGCTCCTTTAATTATTCGTATTGATGGAGTGCCAAGAACCCAAAAAGAAATTGCAGCAATTGAAGACCTCAAACTTCAACTTGTTGCTGGTAACTCAAGTTTAATCCAAAAAATATAGCTATGTCAAATTGTTTTAATGACACACCTCACGAGAATATCGAAAATTGCCCAAACGAAGATATATTCGCAGGTCTTACTACTAGGTTATATTATGTACCAACCGCTTTTGTGAAATCATTTGCAAAGCCTGTTCCTGGTGCTGACTATGCCAGCCGTATCAAAATTGGTACAGGAGGTATTGTCCTTAATACTGGTAAAGCATGGAAGTTCATCGATATTCAAATTGATGAAAACGAACTGAAAATGAATCTTACGGGGAATGTTGGTAACAAAAAAACCAAAACGGAAATAGATTTCTTGATTCCTGGATTCAAAACGAAAACTTTGGGATTCATAGACACCTATAAAAACACACCTTGCATCTTCGGTATTAAAGATGCAGAAGGTAAATTGTTTATAATAGGTTCTAAAGATTTAGGAGCTTACATTGAAAGTGCTGATGCTACTTCTGGTAAGAAGATAGATGACAATAGTGGCGTAACAGCTAAAGTCGTGGCTAACTCGAAGCTCTACTATTACGAAGGTGAAATTAGTTTAGAAGCTGCTGCGTAATGAACAAGAAGTGTTTTAAACTAACAAAGCCTATAGGCACTCTAATCATTTCTTCGCTAGGTGACTATACTATTGAAGGCATACCATCTAATGCTTTAGAGCTTATAGAAAAAGGGTGTCTATGGCTAGAGTTTACTTCAGAAGCTGCAGAACCTCTAAGTAAACTCTCCAACGAGAGGCTTGATAATCTTAAAAAAATCAGAGAAAGTCAGCTGATTGATGATGCAGAGATTATCAATCAAGCCATACAGCTAAAAGCTAGTGAGAAGAAAAGCAGCAAGTCGTAAGTTTTAATCCATATCTAAAAAAAGCAGTAAGCCTTGCCTTGCTGCTTTTTTATATTAAAAATGAATGCACAACAACATCAAGAACTTTTAAAGGAATTTTCGTCCAAAGGAGGCTCTCAAAAATTGGTAAAAAGTTTAGAGAAATTCTCTTTGCAGAATTACGCCAAGCTGAAGTATGAGTATGGCAAACTATCCCCAAAAAGTACCAATGATAAAGCTAAAACTCAAGATACAGACCAAGTAGAGGCTAAAGAACCTGCTAAAAAGTACACTCCTGGTAAAGATCCTAGAGTGTTTCATGATTTAATTGCAGATTATCCTGTACAGCTACACGCTACCTTTAGGAAACGCTGGCAGGTATGGATGGAAGCCTGTTCATGGAAAATGCAACTTAACGAAGTACCAGACCACGATGCTGAATCGGCTTTTGATGTTCAACTGAAAATCTACGAGTGTTTTAAAATATTTGACGAGTGCCAAAAGATACTGAAGCATTACCAAGAACACAAAAGAATAATGCCTACTGAAGTATCGGTTGATTTCTCAAAAATGTCCGAGCTGGAGATTTTTAAATACCAAAATAAACTTAGGGCTTCCATCAGCAGGCGAAAACAGACCATAGCTACTTTAGAAAAAAACTTACCAGATAAAGATCAGCCTAACTATACCATAAAGCTGCACAGCCTAAACCGAAAAAAAGAACAACTCCAAGAGAAAATAAATGAACTTTTAGAATGTGAAAAAATATTAAAAAATGAGTGAAATTTTAGCACCACTTGAGTGGTATACTGTAAAAAGAAAAGTCAGTGATCTTATTCCTTGTGATTTCAATCCTAGAAGCATTACTGATGAAGAAATGCTCAAGCTCCAAGAAAGTATAAATAAGTTTAACCTAGTGGAGATACCTGCTATTGATTATGATAATGTACTTTTAGCAGGGCACCAGCGTATAGCAGCCCTTTTTATACTTGGGCGTGGTGAAGAGCTTATTGATGTCAGGATTCCAAACCGAAAGCTGACAGAAGAGGAATTCAAAGAATATATGCTCCGTTCCAATATCCATAACGGAAAGTTTGATTGGAACAAAATAGAAGATTTTTTCCAAGAAATTGACTTAGAGGGCATCGGTATGGATATGGGCAGTTATGATGAATTTTTAAAGCAAAACGCCTATCTTCCTCCTGAAGCTGAAGGAGATTTTGATGCTACCATTCACGAAAACTACGAAAGTTGCGAAGGTGATATTTTTGAGTTGGTATCTGTAGATAAAGGAATTAAACACCGTTTCATGTGTGGTTCTTCTACCGAATCCGAAAATTGGGTAAAAATATTGGGTGATGAAAAAATAAATCTTCTCGTCACAGACCCACCTTATAATGTCGATTATCAAGGGGGTACTAAGGATAAGTTGAAAATTAAAAATGATAAAATGTCTAACGACAATTTTTACCGTTTTTTATACGACTTCTTTGTGAACACTTATGTGTTTTCAGATCCTGGAGCTCCAGCTTATGTATTTTATTCAGATTCAGAAGCCATCAATTTCAGAAAATCAATGTTAGATGCAGGATATAAAATATCCTCTACTTTAGTTTGGGTTAAAAATTCCTTTGTTTTGGGGCGTTTGGATTATCATATGCAGCACGAGCCTATTATTTTTTGTGAAGAAACCCAATCTGAAGAAATAGAAACCCACCGTTCCTTGGTGTATGGTTGGAATGCCGAAGCTGCTCATCCATGGTATTCCGATAGGAAACAAAGTTCTGTTCTAAGGTTTGATAAACCTTTACGAAATGCGGACCACCCAACCATGAAGCCTTTGGACTTAATTGGTTACCTTATTAAGAATTCAAGCAAACAAAAAGATATTGTTGCAGATGGATTCCTTGGTTCTGGTTCTACTTTAATCGCTGCGGAACAAAACTGGAGAAGTTGTCGTGGTTTTGAGTTAGATCCAAGATTTTCTGATGTCATCGTAAGGCGTTGGGTAGCTTATATGCGTGAGAATAATTTGGCATTTGAAGTGTATTTGAATGGAAATTTATTAACCGAGAATGACTTAGAAAGGTGGAAAAAATAAATATTTTAGACTTATAAAGGAAATAATTTACTGGAGAAAGCCATCTTTTATAGATGGCTTTTTTTTGTCCTTTGACTACTCTAATTCATACCGCAAATTTGCCGTATGGAATTGGTGAAGTTAAAAAAAAATAGCTCTTTTCTTAGAATAAAAGCCTCCTACATGGATGAGGATTCCGTAGAACTAACGGAAAGCGAAAAGAACAAAAAAAAACGCTTAACCCACGCTTGGGCTTTGCGTTTAAATAACAAATATTCAGCTCATCAAACCGTACATATTTTAATGCGAGATCACGGTATTTCTAGAGCAACCGCTTACCGTGATTACAACTGGTCCATGCAAATATTTGGAGACCTAGACGCAACTCATTTAGCCGCAGAACGACAGGTGCTAAAAGAAGCCTTTTGGAACGAATACCAACTCGCTAGAAAAGAAGGTAACGGAGAACTAGCGGTGAAGGCGTTAAAAGAATACAGAGCATTATTCAACTTTGATGCTGAAGAAAACCAAATAGATCCTAATAAAATACAAGCTCACGAATACCATCTATCTATGCCTCGTTGGGTGTATAAAAAAATGGATGCGATGTTTTCTGGCGGTGTTGTTGATTTTAACAATCTTGAGGTTGAAGATGTTGAGTATAGAGAAGACACCAAATCAGAAGATGAAGATTATGAAGATGACCAAGGAGATTTCTAATATACTTAAACCTAGAAAAAAGCTAGAACTCAACCTCATGCAAATGACGGCTATTCTAGCCAATCAACGCTACGGTATTAAAAATGTAAACATTGAAGCTGGGCGTGGTTCTGGTAAATCTACTGTTATTGGGTGGTTTATCAAAGAAGCGGTAAGGCAAATGCCTCGCTCCACAGGTGTTGTTGTTGGAGAAACTTTTGTTCAAATAAAAACTAGAACCCTCCCATCTACTAAGGAGGGGTTAGAGATGTTTGGTCTTTTTGAGGGAATTGACTATGTGGTAGGTAGATGTGGGCAAAAGGAAGGGTTTGAGATGCCATTCCAAGCGCCTGATTCCTGGGCCAATGTTATTCATTTTAGAAATGGAGCTATTGCCGTGATGGTTTCTCTTGATAACCCCAATTCCGGTCGGGGTCTGAACTCCTATTGGGTAATAGGTGACGAGGCTGCACTGTTGACTTATGAACGTTTATATAACAACGTTCTCACAACCAACCGTGCCGTGAAGCCGCAATTCAAAAACAAATCCATGCTAAATGCCACCGTGTTCACTTCATCTGTTGCAATGACAGAAAAGGGAGCATGGTTTACCGCTCGAGAAGAAAAAGCACGAAAAAACCCAAAGAGTTTTGCCTTCTTAAAGTTCAACTCTTTGGTAAACAAACACAATCTTACCGATGGATGGATTGAGCAAATGAAAGAAGAAGCATTATCCCAGGTGCTGTTTGATGCTGAGATTATGAATATCCGCCCAAGAGGTATTACTGAAGGATTTTATGCACAGCTTAAAAAAGATAGACATTATTATTCTTATAAGGAAGATATTGAATCGATGGGCGAATCGCTCGCCGAATATGATCCCACTTGTAAGTATGATACTGATTTAGTGAAGGGAATACCGCTTCAATTTAATTTGGATTTTGGTGGCAGAATCAATTGTGGCACAGTGTCACAATACTTAAGTTCGATAAATGAAATTCGATTTATCAAAGAGTTCTTTGTGAAGAACCCTAAGAAGTTGTCTGATTTGATTCAGAAATTTATTGATTACTACGAACCTCACAAGTCAAGCTGCAATGTTGTTCATCTATACCATGACCGTTCTGGCTATAAGCAGGAAGCTAACTCCAAGACAACTCTTGCGGAAGATGTGGAAAATATGCTCCGGAAGGCAGGTTGGCGAGTAGTCAATAAAACGCCAAATACAAACAATCCATCCCACATTGAGAAATGGCGTTTGATTAATGAGATTCTTTCTGAGGAAAACAAACAGTTGCCGGTGGTGCGCATCAACGAGAATCGCTGCCCAAACCTCCTCATTTCAATGGAAAACGCTCCACTTAAAGATTACGATGCGTTTAAAAAAGATAAAAGTTCCGAGCGCAGCTATAAAATACCACAGGAACACGCCACTCACTTCTCGGACACCTTTGACTATTGTCTATTTTGGCAATTTTCTTACATTATAGATTATGATTATGCGAAATCATTCATAATTACCAATCTTCCATAATTTTTTATTATCCTTTTTAACGGCTCTGCTATCGCAGAGCTTTTTTGTTTTGGCTGATTCATATTTCGCAAAATTTTTAAAAGTGTAATTGTAGAAAGGACTAAGGCGGCGGCGTGGGTCTGGTGTACATTTTGAGAAAAAACGCCACATTTGAATTTTTTAAAAATTGATTTACAGCTGCTTAATAAAAAAAATATGAGAATAACATTGGTTTTTGCCAGTTTTTTTTGGTGTCCTTTCCATTTTATGGGTGTATTTCAACCTTTGCACTATGGAAAATACAATATTTCTCACAGATGTTCTTTCAGATATGAAACGGCTGGATAGCTTGAAAAATCCAATCCCTTTCTCTATTAAAATGCGAACATTTAATCTACAAAATAAGACAGGTGGAAATATTAAGTTTTATCCATCGGCTGTATTGCTTAATCCTCCAAAGCGAAAAGGTGCGAAAAGATTGGCAATGAATATAGATTTTAAAAACCCCAATCATTTTGCCAATAGGACTAGAAATATAAAGCTCCCAGACGGTCAAATTAAAAAAATAAACATTCTATTTATACAGGAATACAACGGCAAAAAAGTGGTTTACTAATGCAAAAGATAAATAACGATATTTATGTAGTAGGTGGGGTTAATTTACCCTCTGCGGCGATAAAGTTTACAGGTAAAGATAAAAATACGCCTAAACACTCAAGTCCTAAGCAGAAGCCTAGCAGTTCTGACTCGGAAGATTGGTGCAAATGGGGTGATAATAATGACTATCCCCGAGAGCTAATGCAAAAAGTGAGTAAAGTGGGAGCTGCTGTTGGTGGTTTAGAAGTGCTTACATCTGCTCACTATGGAATAGGTATTCGTATCTTTGAGCTATTTGAAACGGATGGTGATGCTAATTTCAAAGAAAAAATCCCATCTTCCATTCCAGAAATATACGATTTTTTTGACCGTACTAATTTTGATTTAATTCTTTCTGATATCATCTATGATTATGAAGCATTGGGTATTGCTTTTCCAGAATTTCTTTTAAGCCCCAATGGCGAAGAGGTCATCTCTGTTATGAGGCATCAAGCCTCCTACTGCCGTTTTGAAAAACCCAAAAACGGTGTAATTCAAAATGTAATTATAAACACCTCTTGGGGGGAAACTGAATTTGATAGCCGAGATAACATTAAAGTTCCGTGCTTTTCACAAAATTTAAGCATAGAAGAAATAAAACAATATTGCAAAGAAAAAGGTATCCGAAAATTCATTGTACCAATTATCAATAGTCTTATTATTGAAAAAGTCTATCCTAGTGTTGGTTGGCATTCTTCATTCAAGTCGGGTTGGATGGATGTGGTAATAGCTGTACCAGAGCTGAAAAAGATGATGTTTTTAAACCAATTTAATTTTAAATATATCATACATATAGCAGACGATTACTTTATACATAGGTATGGCTTAGATGAATGGACAAATTTTTCATCTGAAAGAAGGGAGCAACTAAGAATTGAACTTATAAATGCCATAGATGAAAATCTAAAAGGAACTAAAGGTTCTGGTAAGTCCATAATATCGCCTTATTTTAGAGATAAAAATACAGGCGAACTTATCAAAGGGATACAAATTGACGAAATAAAGCAAACACAGGCTAATGGGGAGTTTTTACCAGATGCTTCAGCAGGAAACTCTGAAATATTATTCTCTATGGGAGTAGATCCTGCATTATTAGGTGCTGGCGTACCAGGTGGTAAGAACTTGAGTGGTTCTGGGTCTGATAAACGAGAAGCCTGGACCATCTTATGTGCAAGACTACCGAGAAAGCACATCAGAACCTTATATATCTTCCGCCTCATTCAGAAGTGGAACGGTTGGAATCCAGACCTTGTAGCTAAATTACCGAACATCAACTTAACCACTCTAGACAAAAATCCTAGCGGACAAAAAAAAGTTACAAATTAATTTCAAAAATTGCACCTAAAAATGGAGAAGATAATTCCAGATAATATCATTCACGAATTGGTATCCCTACCTAAAAACTTTGACTTGGATTTAATAGACCAATCTGCTGGATTTGAGTCAAAAATATTTCCCTTTATTTCTGAAGAACAATTTAAAAAATTAGAGATAGAGCGTCCTGATATCTATAAAAAAATAGCTAAGGCAGGCATTCTGTTTTCGTTGGTTATGGATATTCCTCGGATAAAAGTCCATCTATCCAATTACGGTATCAATCAGTACAACGATGGGAAGTCTAGACAAGCCCCTTGGTGGGATATTAGAGATCTAGGACTATCTTGGTTAAAAAAAGCCAATGATAACCTCTATTCAGCGATAATAGATATCAATGAAGATGACAATTTAAGAGCTGATAATTTATTCTTTGATAATTCTTTCAAGCTAATAAGCATTTTTGATTTTCAAAAATTCTACAGTCTAAATAACTCTTTAGAGGTATATCTGTGGCTTGTCGGTCTTATGAATGAAATATTAGATACCTTTTTAATGGAATTAGGGAGTTGCAGTCTATCAGATTTGACTACTGATGATTATTTTTTAAGTTTACTAAAAAAGTATATTCTTAACAAAACCATTCATGACTCTTTACCTGGAAATGGTGTGGTATTTCTCAGTACAGGTATGGCGGTTCAATATGAAGAGTTACCTTGGCAAAAATCTATGTTTTTAGGAGAAGTAGTTATTGCTGCAATGTCTAAAAAATATTTAAGAAGCTCTAATATGTATTTAGATATGCTCACTAACTATCTATTGAGCAATAAGGAAAAGTTCCCTTGTTATCAACCCATAGAAAAAACATTTAGAACCAAAATAATAGCTAAAGACAGTGGTCTTTATCTATAATAATGTCCTTTAATACCCTCTACATCGAGGGTATTTTTGTGCTGTGAGTTTTGATTTTTTAATAGAAGATTTGCCATACTGCCCAGCAGATAGAGCTGTGGGAGGTATAGCTACTAGGATCTGGTATGCTCCTGATTTTTTTTTCAATAAAATCCAGCTTCCTAACTCAAATACACCTCCTAATAAGGTAATAAAAACTAAAAATATCACACTAAACGAAGGGAAGCAGCTTGCGTTTATAGATGTTTTTCTTGAGCAAAATTCCCTAACCGAAAAACCTATCGGAGGGCTTAGAAAATGGAAGTCTGCATCTGAATTTTCAATATCTGTTTTGGAAATGAACGCTAGGAATTTAGGCTTTACTTCCAAAGTGAAGAATATCCCTTTAGTATTTTTTATTCCAGATGCTAATGGGAGATTATGGGTAATGGGCAATAAACAGAATGCAGCTTATATGTCTTCTTATGAAGGTACAACAGGAAAGAAGTATGAGGATGATAGTTTAATTACTATGAGTTTTACTGCAAATGCACCTCTTTACCTCTATGAGGGTAGTATTTCAAGTATAGTAAAGGTAGGTGGTTTTACTCAAGGATTTTCCAAAGGATTTAGAATATAATATTATGAGCAGATTAGACGAAATACATGGGCTATTGCCTGATAATGATAACGCAGAAATTTCAGAAAAAGATTTAAGAGATTCTTTTTCAAAAACATTTGAAGAAATTGCTGCTAAAGTTAGTAAGCCTAAAAAAGATGGTATTTGGGGACTAAAAAAGCAGGCTGATGTTATAGAGTGGGTAAACGCTAATGAATATACAAAAAATATCGCCAACTCCACTTTATATACAACAAAAGAAGGTGGTGTTAATCAGCTGTATGATTACAGATGGAATATAGCACTAGGTTCTAGTTTTTCGATGTTTACTGGAATGGATTTGGGGACAACGAGCAGAGAAAGTACCTCTTTTACATTAAATACTGGGTATTTTGGCGTTACACAAGGTACTGGTGATGGTGCATATAATTTTTCAGTAACAGATGAAGGTATTAAACTATTATATAGCTTAAATACTGATATTGATAGTGAGGACGAGATACATACATATATAGGTATAATTAGAGGGAAGATATGTTTGGGTGGTGTAGATGATTTAGGTCTAGAGGATGTTTCTGATGTTAAACAATTAGTTGTTGATAAAGGAGGCTATGTATATTCTGCCGAATTTTCACAAGATACTTTACAAGATGTTGTTGATAGGGGAGGTACAGCATTAACAGATAAATATTTCTCCATAGAGTATAATAAACCTACTCCAATACAAAATATTACTCACTATATTAGTATGAGTGATAGTTATGTTAGAATGGCAACTAATGATAATACTAGGGGATCAAAATTCAATTATGTTGAAGTAAATAAAAACTTTATTGAATTAAACTCTACCCAAAGTTTAATGGGAAGTAGTGTAATTATTCAGCCAGATAGCTTCAGGGTTGAATTTACAAATTACAATGACTTAGAGCCAGTATTTTTATTAGATAGAGTGAATGGAGCTAGATTAAGTAAATATTTATTAAAAAATGCAGACGGTGATATAACCTTTGATAAAATACTAGTTTATAGAGCTGATGGCTCTGTAGGGGTAGAATCCAAACCCAAAATAAGGAGGTATATACTAAACAGAGATATTATAGTAAATTCAGTACCCCAAACATCTACTGATTTATATGTTCCCATAGAACCTGGTAAACTGTATAGGTTGAAAGCATGCTTTAAACTAGGAAATAGAAATACTACTTATAGGTTTATGAGATTATATAGTAGTGATTTAACTACTCATTATCAATCTATGGGTGGTATATTTCAACTAACCATAAATAGCGGAGATAGTGGTAATTCAGATATAGGAAGCTCTAATATAGGAACTCACTCATTGATACTAGAGGGACTTATTAGATTTGATGTATCCACAATTATTAAAAATAATTTAGTAATAAATACTAGTGATTCTAATCTATTTATAACACTAGAAAGGGGTACTTACATAGAAATTGAAGAAATAATCTAAAAATAAATAACATGGCTAAAATACAACTAATAAGCACAAGAGAACTAGATTTTCCACCATTTTACACTGGACATATTTTAAGGTCAGTTGAATGGATTCAAAATCTACCAAAAGAAGAAAGGTATATTTTGAAGATAGTTGATACTTGTTTTACCGAAGTAGAAGAAGAAGTTAGTATCCCAATATATCCAGAAGGATATAATCCAACAAATATAACTGATGATGTAATGCATCTAATAACTTTTGAAAAACAGAAAAATAGGGTAAATAAGATTTTAGGAACACCAATGGAGAGGACAGTATCTAGGTCTTATGCTGAAATAAAAGAGTTAGCCCAACTACTTCAATCAAAAACTAATATTAAGCAAATGGATTTAGACGATGCTATTATAGAAGCATTTCGTCAAGGTTTATATTTAATAACTAAAGATGAGATAGAAAACCAAGGCTTAAAGTGGTATAAATGCGAAAGCATTGCTGATTGGAAAATCGTTAGAGATTAAAAAATAATACTATGAAAATACTCTTCTTACAAAGAATAAAGAATGTAAAATGGTTTGATAAACTTCCTAAATCCAAAGAGTTTCAAAGACATTATATAACTACTATTGATTTAGAAATTCAGTTATCTGATGGATATATTCTCAAAATACCAAAAGGATTTATTTGGGACGGTGCGAGTGTACCAAGTTGGCTACACTGGTTATTTCCTCCAATAGATGAAGGAGCTTTAGCAGACCTTATCCACGACAAGTTGTGGACAGAGAAACAAAAGCAATTTGAATATTTTGGATATAACATCTACAAAGCTCGGAAGTTTGCTGATGACGAAAGACTGCTTTGGAGAAAAGCCCTCGCTCCAAAAAGAAAAATATTCAATTGGATAAGCCATAAAGTGATACGATTATTCGGAGGGTTATTTTATTCCCAACAACTTCAAATACCAAAATAAAATATGATTTCAGAGATTTTTAATCAGAATTACGATAGGTTATACACACAATTTTTTCAAATATCATTGATTTGGATTGCGGTGCTTCTTGCTATTATTGTGGATTTCGGTTTCGGCTTGAAAAAAGCCAAAGAAATGGGAGAGGCAACGACTTCCGAAGGATACCGAAGAACGATAAACAAATTCGTCTATTATTATTCGATGATGTTTTTCGCGTTAATATTCGATTTTTTAGATGTAATAACCCCAACTATATTACCTTTTCCTCTATCGCTGACCCCTTTATTTTCCGTGTTTTGTGCTGTAGCCTTAATATTCACGGAAGCCAAGTCGGTTAGAGAAAAAGCCGAGGACAAAGTAAGGAGAAGAGCGGATAAAAGTTTTGCAGAACTACTAGAAGTATTGCAAAAAAGAGAGGACATTGTTAGCCAAATATTTGAACATTTAAAACAACAAAAAAATAATGAAAACAATTCTACAACTAATTCTTAGTATTTTATTTTTCGCTTCTTGCAGCTCTGTTAATAAGAATAAACAGCTACAAGAAATAACCAAAGTTAAAACACAGAATGATAGTGTATTTAATTCTACTAATAGCAAGTTATTTGAGGTATTAAACGAAAATAAAAGCCTCAAAGCAGAAAACATATCATTCAAAAATGAAATTGAGGGTTACCAATCTAAAATAAAAGAGCTACAAGAGAAAAGCCTCTCCGAAAGCTCCGAAGATTTGGTAATAGAAAACGCCAAAGGAGTTGTGAAGCTAACCGATAAGAATGGAAACAGCTATGAGATAGGAGCGGATAATGGGACACGAATTTTGCGAACCACAGCTACAAAGTTGCAAAATGAATTATCTAAAAAAACAAATGAAGTAAATAACCTTAAGACCTTAACAGAAAAACAGAAACAGACCATAGAGCAACTTGAGGAGAAAAATAAAAATATTTTAAAACGCACCAAAACATTTAGGAAAGAAATTAAGAGTATAGAAGATCTTTTAACTAAGCTGCAAGAGTCTTCAAAAACAGCCCGAAAGACTATCCCTCTATGGCTTTATGGGCTTATTGGTGTTTTAATAATCCTTATTTGGGAATTTTCAAAATACGCTATTAAGTCAAGATTAAAAATATTTTAAAATGATACTTACCAACTACAAAACATTTCCCATAGCAGGACATCACAATTCAGATCCTGGAGCAGTTTACAATGGACAAAAAGAAGCCGATTTGACAAAGGAAGCTAGGAATTTGTTTGTCAAGTATTTCCCAAACGGGAAGAATGAGCTGATATTAGACAGAGATAACGAAACTAATACACAGCTTCAAAGAAGAATTAAACCTGGAGCAGGTTCTGTCTTGTTAGATATACATTTCAACGCTGGACCTAGAACAGCAACAGGTACTGAATGTTTAGTAAATAGGAATGATTTTGCAAATAAAGATTCTATGAGTTACCGAATGGCTGACGAAATCAGTAAAGCCACATCGGAAATTTTAGGTATTCCAAATAGAGGAGTGAAGTGTGAAAGCACAACACGACACGGAAGGTTGGGTATATTGAACTTAGGTGCAGGTTGCTCTGTGCTTTGGGAGGTTTGTTTTATTTCAAACCCAGATGATATGGAACAATGGGATTTAAAGAAAGAAATTCTTATGAAGAAAATAGCAGAAATTTCTGCTAAATATGATGATATGAGATAACAAAACCACCCTAGCGGTGGTTTTTGTCGTATAGAATAATTTTGGAATATTTTTTAATAATTTGTTTAATGTGAATGCGTTTCTACCTAATAAAAAAACTAACTCTGCTGCAACAGAATTAGTTTAGATCTTTGACTTTTCGGCTTCTTCATAAAAAAATTTTTTTTATGAAAAAAAATTATTATTAAATCAAATAATGTAGGACAAAGTTACAATAATAGTAGCTTTGCCACAAGTTTTTTATTTGCTATTTCTTTCTTGTCCTTTTTCTCGCAAAAAGGTGGGCATAACTTTGCATAAAAAAATTATGAAAGTGGTTGTGCCTAGCTCTTGGTCTGAATTATCAGACTTTCAGCAAAGGGAAATAATAAACATTATAAATGAGGTTAAAAGTAAGGATTTCACAGAGGCTTACATTAAAATAATCCAAATTTTATTATGCAAAAACAATAGCTTTTGGAGCTATTTAAGAATGAGGTGGATTCTACTCCACTACCCTATCTCTGCATTTGATGAAGCAACTCGGTTTATCTTTGATAAGCCCAATATTTATAGTTTCCCAAAAATTAAAGGTCTTGTAGAACCTGCCACTAGATTGGGAGATATTACCATAGAGCAATTCTCCATTTGTGATACCTTACTCCATAGGTATTCAGAGAAAAAAGAAGAAAAAATCCTAAGACAACTAGTAGCCTGTTTGTATCGTTTTAAAACGGGGTTCAGTAAACTCAGATTAAATGAGATTGCAGATATAACAGACAAAATCTCACTAAAAGAAGCCCAGAGAATTGTTTTTATATTTTCAGCCGTGCGAATGTATATAACGGATACTTACCCCGATATATTCCCAAAGAAAGCCAAAGAACAAGACCCTCTGAAACCTGTATTTAGAACTAAAGAACCCTATACACCTTTCTCCCAAGTTGTGGTAATGATGGCGGCTGATGAACTTAGATTATTAGGTAATCTCAAAGATTGCCAATCTACGCTTATTTACGACTTTCTTAATGCTTTTAGAGAATCCAAACGAATACATAAATTAAAACAAGATGCACAAAAGTAACTCTTATCTCAAGCTAAAAAAATACTTCCAGAACCTAGTGGAGCAGTCTAATTTCTTAAACGATTTTTCTGGTTATTTCAGTCGTGAGCTGCATAATAAAGAGCAAAGTTCTAAAGGTTTGAAATCGCCCTGCTTAGCCATGTTTGGTTATAGCTTAGGTATAGAAGGAGAAGCAATGGCATCTACCGCTATACGAAGAGTGAGCTTTGGTATCCTCTACAACAATGTACCTCCAGATGATTACGAAAAACAGTACGAGCGGATAGATAACGCCGAAGAACTTGCCCTTAGAGTAGTTGCTCGTATCAAACTAGATAGTAATGCAAACGGACACCTGCTCTACAATTCCCTAATTAAAAACTCTGTAGAAGTTAGACCTATTGAGCTGGAGGGCGTTGGTATTTTTGGAGCAGAAGTGTCTTTCAATCTAAAGAACCCACAGCATCTTAAAGTGTCCACAGACGATTGGAAAGACCTAGATAAAATTTGCTAAAAAAATATAACAAAAATGTTATAAAAAACTTGCATATAACAAAAATGTTATATATATTTGCATTATGAAATCAAGTTCATTAATCAAGATGATTGAAGCAGATGGTTGGTATCTTGTAAGAGTTAAAGGTAGTCATCATCACTTCAAACATCCAGTCAAAAAAGGATTAGTTACGATTCCGCATCCTGAAAAGGATACACCAATCAAAACTGTAAAATCCATTTTGAAACAGGCAGGGCTTAAATAGCCCTCCTGTTAATGAACTTAATTATAACATTAAATTATTATGGCTAAAGAAATTATTGTTTTTGTAGAAAAACACGAAGATGGCACTTACTGGGGAACTTCTCAAAATTACGAAGGAGTTGTCAGTTCTTTTGGGTCTTCTTTTGAAGAATTAAAAGCTAATTTTGAAGAGGCTTTTGCTGATAATTTAGAATTAGCTAAAGAACTTGGAGAAGACTATGCAGATAATTATTCAGATATAGTATTTCTTTATCAGATGGACTTATCTTCTATGTTTAACCTTGTCAAGGAGATTAAAATTTCTGCTATTGCTAAAAAAGCCGGGATAAATGAGTCTTTGGCAAGACAATACAAAACAGGTTTAGCAGCGGCATCTGTTGAGCAAGCTATGAAAATTCAAAATGCCATTCATAGCTTAGGGCAAGAGCTATTATCTATAAGAATATAAAAGATACTTGATTTCAGATAAATGGCCATATAGCCGTTTCCCCCACCATTTTGGTGGGGTTTTTGTTTTTTCTTTATCTTTACCACGAGGAAAAAATAAATTGTTTATGAACTTTATTTCTATTGACTTTGAGACTGCTAATACTCATCGCTACAGTCCGTGTTCTCTAGGATTATGCATTGTAAAAGACTCTTATATCATTGACAGAAAGGAATGGTTAATACAACCTCCAAGAAACCATTATAACCCTCGGAATATTGAAATACACGGAATAACGCCAGAAATGACAGCTAACCAACCAGAATTTCATGAGCTTTGGCAAGAGATTAAACCATACATTCACAACCAAACAATATTAGCTCATAATGGGAATAATATTGATAAGAATATACTTCTAAAAACGCTAGAGTATTACGATATTCCATATTCTGAAGACGACTTTTTGATAGTAGATACCTTACAACTCTCCAAGCGATTATTCCACAATTTGAAAAGCTACACACTAAAAGACATTTGCGATTTTCTTTCTATTCCTTTTGATGAAACACACTATCATAATTCTCTATATGATGCCACAAAAACTGCTGAGTTAGGAATAAAGCTAAACGAATATTTTGCGTTATTGCCTGATTTTTCTATTGATTATAATTTTTCTAAAACAAAAAGCAAAGCTAAGCCTACAAAAAATATACTCCTTTCTGATATTATTGCAAATAAGGAAGTAAGGTCCATTTCATCAGAATTGATAAACCCAAAAACTGATATAGAAGACACCTCCCATTTCTTCTACTCTAAAAAAGTAGTGATTACAGGAACTTTTGAAAGGTTTCCACTTAGAGATGAGCTGGCGAAATTGCTTTATGATGTAGGAGCAGATATCAATCGTGGTATTTCTAGCAAGACAGATTATGTCATTGTTGGTGCAAATGCAGGATGGAAAAAACTTGAACAAATAGAAAAATTAGGTATTGAAATCATTGATGAAAATAAATTTATAGAACTATTTAATTTGTAATTATGGCTAAAAGAGTAAACTTTCCAAAACCTCTATATTTATCTCCAGAAGTGATAAATCTATTTATTAAAAAATTTAACCATCATTTGAGAATAAATTTTTTTTCTAATATTTATGTTTATGCATCTAAGAATGTGAAAAAAGAGAATATTGCCTATTTAGTAGGTGAGCTTAATGGGATATGTGTTAGTGATTCTTGGTTAGAAGAAAAAAACAACTTCACTGTTTTCATAGCAAGTGCTGAAGATTATAATAATGCTTTAAAAGGAATTTACAGTGAAGACTTTCTATTCTTCATTAAGAACATTAACAAAAGACAGTCTTTAGTAGATGAAAAAGGGATTAAAACAGAAAATGGAAGCTATAAGAACAGAAAAGTTACAGCTAATGTGTACATTGTTTTAGAAGAGGATTTCATATCCTATCATAAAGATAGAAAATCATACATTAAAGATAATAAGATAGAAGATTATTTTAATAATGAGCTTTTACTAAACTTAATGCAACAAGTACCTGAAAACAAACTATTTTAATACTTAAAAGTTATGGCAAATTTAAACGAAATCGAAAAATTAGTATCTGTTAAATATGAGGATTTGACAGGTGTAGTAAAGATGGATTTACATGGCAACATCTCATCATTGTATGAATTTTGTGAAGAAAAAGGAATCTGTCTAAAAAATAAGTTTTTAATTGGTCTTAGGTTAGAAGATATGAATACTCTAGAACTAACAGGAGAGGAAATATATCTGAGTATTCTATATGTTGCTAATGATGAAGGTTTATCCTATGATGAGATAAGAAGTAAACTGCTTAGCAATAAAAACATTGAGATTAAAAAGGAAAGTCTATACATCAAATTATCAGAATTGTTATCTATAATAAAAAGACTAGATTTTATGGTAACAACACCAATAACTGATGATTTAAGTATGACTTTAGAATCATGATAAAAAAAATTAACTCTTTAAAAGTACAAGTTTCCGAAATCGATAAAAGTAATCTAAAACTTGCTAGTCGTCTTGAACTAATAAAGGAGTTAAATACTGGAGATTTTTTAGAGCTTCTTCCTAATTCATTAGAACAGATTATGGTGTTTAACTCCAATGGTGAAGACATTGGAGTTATACCTGATTCTCATTACCACGATATCTTAACTTACATAAACAATCCTAAAATAGAAATAGAGGCTTATGTTCACAACATCAAGAACCTTAAGACAAAAATTAGAGTAATTGCCGTTTGTAATGTTTATGAGTTGATGCAAACTAATAAAGATATTCCTCAAAAAATAATTATTCAGAATGTAGTGGATGAAAGCAAGATTGCTCGTGATATTGATAAAAAATATAGAAAGTATTATGAAGACAGGTGGAAAGATGCTGAAAAAGGGTTTTTAGATAAAAAGGAAAGGATTAAGGAAATTATTAAAAAGGAAATAGAGCATGAAGTCTTAGCTAGATATCATAAAAAAATAGAATATAAGGCTATAACTGGACTAGAGGGCTGCTTGATAGTGGTTGCAATAGTTCTCATTATTCTTTTGCTAAAAACTTGCGATTGATTTTATAGAAAAAATATTTTAATTTTTTAATAAAATATTTTTACAATATTAAATTATTTTTATACATTTGCAAAGCTAAACCAAAGAATCGGTAAAAATCTGAGTTACTTTTTTCGTACATAAATTACGCCTCGTGCGTGCAGGTTTTCAATCTTCTGATTGTTTGGTTTAGCGACTCCCTGCACAATCGGGGTGTTTCTTTTGAAACATTTTTAAAATAGATATAAAATGCTAAACCAAACAAAAACCGCTAAAAACAGAAGATGGAGTAAGTTTTTAGCAAAAAGAAGATTAGAGAAAACTACTAATTTCATCAAGCAATTTCCAAAAGATTTTAACTTCCTAAAAGAGAACAAAGGCTGCCTAAACGCAGAGCGTCTAGACACGGGAGCTTATAAAGTAACCTTTCAATCCAAAGCAACCAACCGCACCGCTTTTGCCTATGGTAGCTCTTTTGAAATGGCATACTATAACATGATCAGAATGTTTAATTTAAAATATTCTGCATAGTATGGAAACTTTCGGACACGAACTCGCTATGCAACTCATGGCGATGTTTGAGCGTTGTAAATCCGACAAACGCTATATTAGTCGCATACTAGATGCCAAGAACCAAATTTTAGATGGTGGTCCTGTATTTGAAAAAGACACGGAAATAATATCCAGATGGTTGGACGATGTTATAAAAATCACTCAGATTTGTATTACAAATTCGCAAGAATTTGGTAAATTCATATATATGCATACCAACGACGATGTATATATAAATAGTGAAGAAAGTCTTGAGCTATCTGCTCAAGAGATAAAAGTTAAAAAACTGCTTTCTGAAGCAGAAAAACTCTCTAAAAAGTAAAAAGCTATGGAAGATTATAAAGAAATCATGAAGGAGCTTTTGCTCCGCTTTTATTCGCCTATAGGTGTTGGTGGAGGCAATAAAATACATAAAAGCACACAAGAACTTCTTTCTATGTTCAGAGGGGTTATACCATCAACCCCTATTACCGAACACGATGTATTTGAGGTGATGAAAGATTGCTCATTTGAAATAGAGCATAAAATATTAACTCAAGATGTATGCATCTACGAAGGTGATGAAGAAAAGGGAATTCCAGCAGAATATGACAAAGTAGAAGTAGGCAGGGTACTCCTTTGGGTACTCTATGAAGTATAAAACACCAGGTGTCCTTTCTTGCGAGGGACACCTGTTTTATTTTTGGGGTATGAATGTAAAAAATGAGAGAGAGGTCGCAAAAATAGCGGCTCAACTATTAACCCTTTCAATGAGAAGTAAGATTTCATCATTGGGATTTAAAGAGCATTACAATAATAATAACGCTTCAGTATCTTCAGCATACGGTTTTAGTGATTACAAGCCTGGCAAAAGCAAAGATGGTTCAATGCGATGGTATATGAATAAACTCTCTCTTAAAATGCCTAGGCACGGTTTTGTCCAACATTACGGTGATGATGGTGTCAGAGAAGGTACTAAAAGAACTAGGCACAAACCCAAAACTACTACTTATAATTTCGCAACCCATTACTGGAAATTACAAGAAAAAGATTTCATAGATGATGCCATTAAGCGTTCTGGAGTGATTGATTTCGTTCTTGAAAATGTTTCTCGCTTACGAGGTGAAGAAATATTACTCTCTTTCCAAAACTTTCTACAGGACAGATAGATTTTCTGTCCTTTTTTTTTGCCTCTCCCCTGCCTTTTTTTGTGTAAAAAAACAAAGGTAATGTCTAAAGAAATCACCACAAAAGGCGTTTTAATTATCAATGGTAAGCAGGTTAAAAATACCTTTAATGTTCTGCGAAGAGAGATGAATAGCCTAACTCAAGATATTAAAAAGCTAGAAGTCGGTTCTGATGAATATTTAAAAAAGATGGAGGACCTCAATAAAGTAAAACAGAGGTTTTCTGAGGTTAATTCTGAAATTCGTGGCGTAAACAAAACCATAAAAGAATCCGATGGGCATTTTAAGTCCGTATTTAGCGGAAATATCGCTGCTGATTTTTTTATGAATGGGGTGAGTGCAGCTATGCAATTTGGAGTAGCTGTTAAACAGAGGATTGATGAACTTATAGAAATAAAAAGAACAATCAATCTGCTAGACAAAGATTTAAGTGGTATCCGTTTAGATTTAGCCGCTGCCAAAGTTAAGGCTATCGCTGAAACCTATAATAAAGGCGTTGATGAAATTATGTCTGCTGTAAAAGGGCTAAATGCCCAAACAAAAGACACAAATAAATCCTTAGAACTCATAAAAAAAGGCTTTGAGTCTGGTGCTGACGCTTCTGGAGAAATGCTCACGCAGATGAAAGAATATCCTACTATGATGAAAGATGCTAGAGTATCAGCTGAAGAAATGATTGCAATAATGGCTGAAGCTGAAAAAATGGGCATTTATGATGATAAGGGTATCGATGCGATAAAAGAGGGCATGCTCCGTATCAGAGAAGGAACTAAAGCAACACAAGAAGCAATGCAGGAGCTTGGTATAGATACAGAAAGTATTTATGCAAAAATTAAATCTGGAGCGATGACCTATTTTGATGTCATCAAATTAGTTTCCTCAAAATTAAAAGATTTAGGAAATGACAGCCGTATCACGGGAACGGCTATTGCTGATATATTTGGTGGACCTGGAGAAGATGCTGGCTATGAATATTTGTCTAGGTTAGGAGAGATAAACACTAACTTAGAAGAAATAATCGCAAGTACAAATGATGTAAATGCTGCCAAAAAAGAAGAACTAGAAGCTAACGAAAAATTAAATGAGATATGGGTATCTCTTACAGGAACTGGTTCTTCTTTAGCTATGATATACCTAAAATTAAAGTCAGGTACTGCTGATTTCTTGACTAATATACTTGGTATAAAAAAGGCAAAATTAAGCGAAGAATATAATGCACAATCTATAAAACTTGATTTGTTAGCTAAAAGACTAGAGGCTACTAATATAAGTAATAGAGAGCGAATAAATATTTATCATCAGCTTAAAGCTCAATTCCCTCAATATTTCAAAAATTTAGATTTAGAAAGAATGAAGCACGAAGATATTGCCAAGGCTGTTCGTTCTGCTTCTAATGAAATGAGAAAAAAATATCAGCTTCAAGCTCTTAATGAAACTATTGATGAAAAAGGAGGTGATTTTAAAGATGCTTCATCTAAAGTAAACAATCGCATCAAGTTTGCTGAAGAAAAATTAAATGTTGCTTTATCTAAAATACCTGCATTAAAGAACATTAAATTAAATAGTGCTAACACAGGAGATAATGTGGCACAAATACTAAATCATCTAAATAAAAATCCTGACTTAAAAGGTAATGATAACATAATAAGGTGGGATTTAAAAAGAGCCTTGGATGGACTGAATGACGCTATAAAAAATAAAAACCAAGCCTATTCTGAGCTGAATAAGGAAATCGCTTTTAAACAAAAGCAAGTGGAAAGATTAGGGCTTAAAGATGTTAAGCTAGATGATTCTCCTGTAATAGAACAAAATACTACTACTTATGGAGCAACTAGAGATGCTAATTTAGCTGCAAAAAGCACTCCAACTAAATCATCATCAAATAAGCCTGACGATAAATTAAAAGAAGCTAAGAAAGACTTAGAAGATTCGCAAAAAGCCCACTCCGATGCCTATAATAAGCTATTGGAAATGGACTCGGACTATTATTTAGAAAGACAAAAACTCGCAGAAAAAAGCCTAGAGGCAGAATTAGCTATTCTAGATGCAGAACGCTCTAAGGAACTTAACAGCCAAAGGAAATACCAAGACGATATTCTAAAAACGATAGAGGATTTAGAAGAAAAGAAGAAAAACGCCAAATCTCCAGAAGCTGCTAAAAACTACGAAAAGGCTTTAGAAAAAGAGCGGAGCTTACTTGCTCTGCACGATAAAATCGTAGAAACTTCGGAAGAAGCCCACGGTCATAAAGTCAGCGAGATAAAGGAGAAATGGATCACTAAGAGGCTTTCTGATTTTTTTGAGTCCGAAAGGCTTCGGATAGATAAAGAGAGAGCTTCAGATGACGAAGCTATCCAAAAAATCTCAACTATGGAAGAGGCAAAATTGGCTCTTTCAAAAATGACTCATCTAAAACTTACCCAACAAGAACTTCTACAAATCAAAACTTTAGAAGATGCTAAGAAAGCTCTTCGGGAAGATGCGGATAGAAAAATGTTAGAAAGTCAACTAGCATCTTTAGAACTTCAAAAGGAAGCTCTAGAAGAATCATTAAAAGGGCTTACAGGAGAGGCTGCCGAAAAACTAAAAAAAGACCTAGATGAGCTTAATATAAGGATAACCCAAGTTAAAGGGGCTATTCAAGGTAACAAAGAAAATGATGAGCACAGAGCTTCACAAGAAAGAAGACAGCAATTATCTCAAGTAGATCTACTAGGTTTTTCAGCAGACCAGTGGTCTGAGATGTTTGACAACCTAAATACTACAGAGGGTAAAATAAAAGCCGTTACTATGGCTACTCAAGCCCTAGGTAATGCATTTAATCGTTTTGCTCAATTGCAACAAAATCTCAATGAGAGAGAGATGCAGCGTTTTACCAAAAATCAAGATAAAAAACGAAAAGCACTTTTAGTACAGCTTAATCAAGGGCTTATTTCTCAAGAAGAATATCATAAAGGAATAGAGGCTTTAGATACTGAAACTGCCAAAAAAAAATCTGAGATAGCACATAAACAAGCAGTTGCTGAAAAAGCATTTAATATTGCTAATGCTATTATGAGTACTGCACTAGCAGTTACAAAATCTTTACCTAATATACCCTTATCTATAGCTGTTGGAGCACTCGGAGCTATACAAGTTGCAACCATAGCCTCTACTCCTTTACCAGAAAAAGAAAGTTTTGCTAAAGGTGGCTATACTGGTCCAGGCTATGGTTCTCCAGATAAAACAGGGAAACGCCCTGCGGGTATAGTCCACGGCAATGAATATGTAACGCCAGATTGGATGCTAGAGAATCCTATAGTTGCAGACACGGTAGAATGGATGGAAGCCATAAGGACAGGGCGTATTGCTCTACCAAAAGGCTATGCTGATGGTGGTTTCGTAACCGAAACTACCAATCCCAATGGTGATGATAAAACAAAAGTAATCTATAACCAAAATACAGACCCTCAGCTTATTGCTGTTTTAGCTCAGCTTAAGGAAACGATATCAGATATAAAAGAAGATGGTGTTGAAGCCTACATTGTAGAAAATGCCGAGAATGGCAGAAAGCTCCAAAAAATGATAAAACAATTTGAAAAAATAGAAAACAAAAATGCAAGAAGAACAAAATTATAACGCATTTCAAGAATTAAACATTTTTGAAAATACCGAAATAAATAAAGTCTGCGATGCTTTATTTACTAAAGTTAAGCAGCTTACAAATGAGGATTTATCTATTTGTGGATCTATGGCTAAAGTATTTGATGGTACTTTACCAGAAGATTATCAGCCAAAAGATTTAGATTTAGTGATAAGTCAATGGGGCTTTAGATTGTTAACTTCTAATTTAGAAGAATTGGAAGGCGTACTGATGATAGAGAAGTTACCTGGTAGAATTATACTCTATCTGAAAGCCTACTTATGCATTGAAATTTGGATGGAGTCTTCAAAATTTAATTTTACACCTAAATTTTATAAAAATAAGTTAAAATACACCTCTTATGGCGACTAGATTTAAAACAGAAAAAGTATGTGTCAGATGGTATACCACAGAGTATGGTCGTACTGAATGTCTTGAGGAACAGGATAAAGACTTTCCCATCCAAGAGTGGTTTGTTTATCCTAACAACATTAACTTGCCTCCTTATAAACAAGGAGCTGAAATTCCTACAGGACACCGTATTGCCGTTCATTTTCCAGAACTTGATTTATGGAATGAATGCCCTTATGATGATGTTAAGTTTAAGATAAGAGGGGAATATTCTGGTACTTCAGTGGAATGGCTGAATTTTTCTATCATTGGTGATTCCCCTACCCTTGATACTGATGGAGTATTCTCTCCCAATAATCTATCAAGTGCAAACATAGGTGTTTCATTTAAAAACTTCCGCCAACTTCCTGTTGGTACTTACTCAGCTTCTATTTATTTAGAGGCGTTTGGAATAGATAATTCTGGAGAGCATTATATTGAACATTACCAACCTCCTATACAAGTTTCCTTAGAAGTACAAGAAGGAGATGGAGAAGTGCCGCCTACTGATAATGACACTAGATACCTTACTTATAACAAAAGCACCAAAGAGCTATCTGGAGATACTATAATAGATACAGCTACTTTTTTTGATGATATACAAATAGAGCCTTGGCTTTCAGCCAATCGTTCTGGAGATAAACAAATTACTTTATCTGCCAATGATATTACAAATTCTTTAAATATAGGAACTTATAAAGGCTTACTAATAGTACGAGATAGAGGATTCTTTTCTATTAAAAGATTCTCCTATCCTATTGAACTCAAGGTTATAGAAAATCGCAGCTTTGATTTTGAAGTAACTCCTGATGTTTTCAACTTTATTGTGGCTAAAAATAACAATGAGGTCAAGACAGGTATATCATCAATTAGTAATCCCAACCAACTCCCCATAGAAATTCCTCTTAAACCTCAGTTTATAGAAACGGCTAATGTAGAGAATGGCAACTTAGTTTTTACTACTAAAAACTCACAACAATTACAAGTAGGGAATTATTCTGGAGATATAGTTCTTCAGTCTGGGGATATCATCAAAAAGATAAGAGTTTACCTGCGTGTTGCAGAAGGTATCAAAAGTGATTTTAATGGTAAACCCTACTATTTTGCTTTAGATAAACATAAAGTAACCCTAGCCAAAACCAATCCTAGAGCATCTTATGCTAAAGTAAGGTTAGATATGCATTACAGAGCTTACGGCGAAGAGTATAGAGAGAGCCAAGAATATTCTTATACCTACCTAAAAGATGAAATTATATTTTACCCTGGCGATGATGTTCAGGACTTCTTTATTCGTTGTAAAAACTTGCAACCACTATCTGAAGTAGGGTATCAAATGGGGTTATCTCCTGTTAAAATTTCCGTTAAGGAATACGATGCAGATGATAGGGAACTTTCAGATCTTACTCTAAATCATATATTATTTGCTCCAGGAAAAACGCCAAAATGCTTTCCTGTATGGACAGACTTCCCAACAAGAAGCGTTTATGAGCAATCTGTTGTCAGATTGAATACTACTACCGTTCCCAATAATACGGAAATAGACCGTCTATATTCTGTATATAACGAACCAAAACCTAATTACGACAGTAGTTTTGAAGTTTTTGCCTACAACCTAGAAAGAAGCAAATTCAATGTTGCCGCAAAGGAAACTTTGTCTACAGAGAAACTAACCTTTATTCCGTTACCCTCTGTAGATAAAGCAATTCATATTTTCTTTGAAAATCAGAATTTAGTTTTAGATTGGTTTACCTGCCCTGGAGAATATCAGAAAAATTACGACTTCAAACATATATTTGATGAATCTGGAAATGTGAAATACGGAAGTTTAGAAACTGAAAATATTATTCTAAATACAGGATGGATACTCAAAGAAGAAATAGAGCTAATAAACGCTATTATCAAGTCTAGAATCTGTTTTATAGTAATTGATGGTAATACGATTATAGCTAAAGCTACATCTAAGAAAAATGAGGTATTTGATACCGTGAGCAGCAAGTTTAATATGGATATAGAATTCAATATAAAGACCGATGCAAGATAAATTCATTACTAACACAGGTGTGGAAATTCCATTGGACTACACCAATTTTACCTATGTAGAAGAAAATCCAAGATTTAAAGATACTTTCTGGACCAACTACACACTTCCCATAGACATCAGTTATTCTAGGGATTTTTTGAGTTCGTTTGGGCAATATTCCTCTTTGAATAATATTGGACTAAAGCGTTATCATGAAGGTATCCATCAGTTTGAAGGGAGGTTAAGAAAAGGAAAACTCGAAGTTCTTGAGTTTAAAAAAGAGATGCTAAAAATACAAATTGACAGCGGCTTTGAAACGCTTCCTAACTTTGAAAAGCCTCTATCCGAACTCCCTCTTTTAAATATCGCTGTAGATGATATTTACAATCACGCCAATGATATTGTAACAAAAAAATATCCCGAAACGGTGTATAACTTCCCTAAACTATACACCGATGAATATAATTTGCAAGATGAAGCCTATAAATACTTCGACTCATTCATCAATAATAGAAATAACCATGAAGGACGAACGACAAAAGGTTTTTCTAGAAATAGATTAGAGAATGAAGTCGATGTTTATAATAAAAATATCCTCCACCCCTTGCCTTACTTGTTGTATGTTTTGACGGTAGGGTTTAGCGATGCAGGGTTTCGTTTAGAAGGTGAAATACTAGAAGATGAATATCTAAAGTACCGTTTAATATGGAGTGGTAAGCCTTATCATACTTCTGGAGATCAAAAAGAACACAAACTTAATGTCTATTCAGAAGAATATCTGAATCAAAGTGTAAATGGCAATTTATATTTTGGCGAATGGCAAAAAGAGATACTTATAGACGCACCAGGTAAGTATAATATTAAGGGGCATTTTCAAACCCAGATAGGGCTTAATGATGGAGGTGGCAGAGTAGAACTCAATATTCCTACCTTAAACTTTAGTCAATCTTTTTCGGTCAATCAATCTTCGGATATACAACAAAGTATAGATATTTCAGAAGAACAAGCTAAGGAAGGCGTGAGGGTTATTTTTAAATTCAAAGGAGCAATGGGATATTCAAAAGTAGCAGACGATGGTGTTAATTTAGGTCTAGCTCAGCTTCAGATACTGCCGAAAAGAATGCATACTAAGGAAGGAGTTCCAATACCCTATATCTACAATGACAATAGGGTTAATCTATCAAAAGCCGTCCCAGAGATGAACTTCGGAGAGCTAGTAACTGCTATTAAAAATTTAAGAAACTATGACCTGGAATTTGAAGGCAACAGGGCTATTATGAACAAAATAAAGATAGATAAATACAAAGAACCTGAAGATTTTAGAATGTTTGAGGTAGAGAATCCCACTCGGTTTTTCAATGACAAAGTATCTTTTAATATTACCTTCCCAGATGAAGAAAGTGTGGCTACAAAGAATATCTATTTTGATGAAACGGGTTACCGATTGAATTATAGAAGTGTTCCTGAAACCGCCACAGAAATAAATATCAATGTAATATCACTGCCGTTTACGATGTTTCGTTCTGTTTTTACAGCTAAAGCGATTAACTCTAATGCTCTAATGTTGGTCTATTATGATGGTTTAGATAACAATGGAAATAATCACGCCCAAAATAAAAAAGGGTTGATGGATGAAGAACTAGCCAAATATCTTGAGCCTTGGTTTATGAATAGGCTGACTAATTTCCGTTACAAATGGACTTTTATTTGTGAGAAAAACAAGATAAGGAACTTTAATATCCGCTCTGCTATTTTTGCATATAACCGTAAGCATTGGATTAAGAGCTGGACAAAAAAATCGTTAACAAGTAATCTCTACTCAATAGAGATAGAAACTGAAACATTTTAGTATTTTTGGGAAAGTGTAATACACTTACACTTTCCAAAAATGCTTTTATCTGTTTGTTCATCGTAAACTTACACAATTACACTTTTTTTCCTATTACTTAGTTCTAGCTAGTCTAAAAGCCTCATTGTATTTATTGCTTCAGACTCTACTATATGTACATAAATCATAGTTGTTTTGATGTCAGAATGCCCTAGTAATATTTGTAAATCTTCTACCTTTCCTCCTTTCCTAAGATAATTTGTTGCGAATGTGTGTCTTGCCACATGGCATACTAGATGCTTTTTTATACCTAAAAAAAGAGCGATTTCTTTTATCACTTCATTGATATGTTTTGCTGAAGGTGGCTTTACAAATAAAGAGCTATCCTCCGCCAATATTTTTCTGCAAGTTTCATTGGTCATCAATATCTGCTGCTTTTTGGACTTTTGATTCCAAAAATAAAAATAATCATCATTAAGCTGCTCCCTTTTTAGTTTAAGCAAATCATTTATTCTAAGACCAGTCATGCAATTAAACAGGAAGTATCCTAACACCATTTTATGTGTTGGTTTTATGAATTTAGAGAAGTAGTATTCTTTCATACGCTCTACCTCTTGTAAATTTAGATTAGTTCTATGACTTCTATGCTGCTTTATCTTTATCCTCTCTAGATCCACATTTATCATGACCCCTCTTTTTTTCGCCAACTTTATGTAGTGCTTTATAACTTTTATATTGCTATCTATAGTTACTGCTTGGTTTTTTAGTTTTGCAGATAAATATTTTCTATACTTTGAAATGAAAGTTTCGTTTACATCTGCAAATAATAAGGTTGCCGTGTATTCTTTTAGTTTTTTTAGCACGGAGCAATGATTTTTAAGCGAATTTTCTTCCATATTTTTTAATCGCATCTCGTATTCCATGAAAGAAATAAAATCCACTGTTAAATCTGGTCTTCTTAGAAGCTCTGCACATTTATCAACCGTCAACGGTTCATTTGTAAGTCTGTATTGGATTTCTATTTTGTTGATTTTGGCTTCAATATCTCTCAATATCAAATTAAAATCGTGATGCTGATCGCAAGTTTTTAGAACTTCCTGCTTTGTCTGACTCCAATCTCTATTTTTAATATAGAGCTCTACAGGTATACGCTTTCTTTGTTTATGAATATAAAGGTTAAGATAAAGTGGATACTTTCCGTCTTTATTTTTATGGTCTTTTTTTAGAAAAAATGAATATTTCATCGAAGCAAAATAATTTTCGCTACGACAAGGAGTAAATAATCTAGGTGTTGAATAGTTTAAAATCAT